CAAAGTACTGCCAATACAAACCGCTCGAACTGTATTGACCAGGTCGATCCTCGATCACGCAATGATCACCAATAACCCACGTTACCAGGTGGTCAAAGGCGGTTTGACCAACCCAAGGGAACTCATCGACAATCGCGTCGGCGGCATTATCAATGTTTCTAGGCCCGATGCAATATCACCAATGGCTCAGGCACCTCTGAACCCGTTTATCTTCCAGACCATACAGATGCTGGATGAGGACAAAGAGGATACCACAGGCGTCTCACGTCTTAGCCAAGGCTTAAACAAGGACGCTATCAGCAAGCAAAACTCAGCTGCAATGGTTGAACAACTTGCAACGATGAGCCAGCAACGTCAAAAGATTATCGCACGTAACTTCGCAAACAACTTTCTGAAACCTCTGTATCAAATGATTTACCAGCTGGTCGTCGAGAACGAGCCAGATGCCAAGATCGTGGAAATAGCTGGAGACTTTGTAGAAGTAAGCCCAGCTGCCTGGGGTCAGAAACGAGACGTCACTGTCGAGCTACACCTAGGATACGGCGAACAGGAAGCAGAAGCTACAAAGTACATGAGCCTTCACGCTATTATGTCAGCTGATGAAACCTTGTCTAAGATGTATACACCTGAGAACCAACATAAGCTGATGACGCACGTCATGGAGCAGAACGGCATTAAGAACGTCAAAGATTACTTAACGCCACCATCAGAGTTGCCACCAGAGCAGCCTGATCAGAATGCCGAGATGGCGATGCAAATGCAACAGAAACAGATTGAACTACAAGAGCGTCAAACCCAGGTAGCCGAGATGAAAGCTCAGATGGATGCCCAGGTAGCACAGATGAAAGTACAATTAGAGCAGATGAAAGCACAGCAACAATTTGCCCTACAGTCTGACAATCAGGATCTCAAAGAAGCACAACTCGAGCACAAACAGATGGTCGATAATGCTGAACTAGAGATTGCGAGAACAGCTGACGACGTCAGAGCAATCGCATCACCAACTGGCTAAGTATAGCCGCCCACAATCACAAACAGAGGAGTGAACCTATGCCGAAAGGTCCTGGCACATATGGGTCCAAAAAAGGACGCCCACCTAAAAAGTAACTATTCATTAAGGAGAGCAAAAACATGGATGAGCAAGAACTCATTAACCACGGCAACGACGCAGACACATTACTGAAGTCCGAGCCATTTAACCGAGTTGTAAATAAGTTGGTGGAGCAAACATTCCAGAACTTTGTCAACTCAACTCCCGAGCAATCTAAAGAGCGCTCGATCTACTACTACCACTATCGCGCACTTGTAGACGTGGTGAACACATTGAAGCAGCAAGTATCAGTCAGAGACGAAGTACTAGCCAAGCGCGACAACAGCGAAGAGGAAGCATAGGACCATGTCAAACGTCCAAAACAGAGAAGCTACTCAACCCACTGCTTACGACGACTTGTCAGATGCAGCGGATGCCATTCTAGATCGTTGGGCTGACGGTGAAGACCTATCAGCAAATAACGAAGAACTAGAGGCGACTGATGAACCCTCAAATGAAGAGACTGAAGAGGACACATCAGATACACAAGATGATGAAGAACAGGACTACGAGGAAGTAGAAGAAACTGACGAGGACCCTGATAACGATGACACTGAAGACCAGGATGAACCAGAAACAGAAGAAGAAGATGATGAAACGGAAGTTTTGTTATCTGATGATACTATGGTTGAAATCTCGGTGGACGGAGAAGTCAAACAGGCATCCTTAAAAGATCTCAAACGTCTTCATGGACAAGAAGCATCATTGACCCGTAAGTCTCAAGAAGTTGCTGCCAAACGCAAGGAAGCCGAGGATGCCCTCGGTAAGGCACACATAAGCTATCAGAAGCTTCTCGAAAGAGCAGAAGCGCGGATGAAGCCCTACGCCGAAGTAGACATGCTTGTCGCTAGTCGACAGATGTCCACTGAGGATTTTGCTGCATTCCGTCGTGAATCTCAGGAAGCTGAAAAAGATCTAAAGTTTCTACAAGAAGAATCTTCTGCATTTTACAAGGACGCTCAAGCACAACAACAAAAGCAAGTGCAAGAAGCAGCCACAGAATGCATCAAGGTCTTGAGGAATGATCTGCCCGATTGGGGTGACGAATTGTACAATGACATTCGTAACTACGCAGTCAGCCAGGGATTACCTCAAGAACAAGTAGATCAATATGTTGACCCTCAGGTCATCAAGATACTCAACAAAGCTAGACTGTATGATCAGACTAAAGCTACAGCCGAAACAAAGAAGGCAAAAGCTAAAGTCATTAAGACCAAGCAGTCAAAAGGCCGAGTTCTGAAAGCTAAAAAGTCCCCGTCTACAAGATCTGACGATCAAAGAGCTAAACAACAGAAAGCTAGAGAACGTCTGCGAAGTAGTACGGATTTGGATGATGTGACTGAAGCCTTAATGGCGCGTTGGGAGCGTTAGTTCAATAACCAAATCTAGAAAAAGGTAACTTTACCATGACGGTTTACACAACCTATGACCAAGTGGGACGGAAAGAGGACGTTTCAGATATCATCTCAGACATTAGTCCACTTTCTACGCCCATGTTTACTCTGATGAAAACAGAGAAAGTACAAGCTCGAGTATTTGAATGGCAAGAGGACGCCATTAGAAGCTCCAGCGCAGATAACGCAATCGTCGAAGGAGCCGACGCGACAATGGCAACTCTCGTCGCTACTACAATGCGTTCAAACACAACCCAGATCATGGAAGAGAGTTTTCAGGTCTCAAAAACGGCAGACGCTATTGCCACATATGGTCGTGCTAAAGAAACAGCCCATCAACTTTCTAAAGCTCTAAAAGCTATCAAGAAAGACGTTGAAGCTTCTTTCGTTGGTCGTGATCAAGCAGCCGTAACAGGATCAGGTTCAGCTGCCCGTAAAATGGCATCTTTGCTTAATCAGATCTCAACAGCTGTCGACGCTGGTTCAAACGCAACCGATCCACTGACAGAAGCAAAGCTTCTTACAGCTGGTGAAACTGCGTATACAAACGGCTCAGACGTAAACACGTTTATGATCAAACCAGGTGACGCTCAAATCGTTGCTGGTTTCGCTGGTTCAGCTGGTCGTAACCGTGAGATTGCACAGGGTAAAACCCTCGTTAATGCAATCGACCTGTACGTTAACTAATAGGACTAGCGTACATTAAACCTGGTGAACTCAGGGGAAGCCTAAGTCGAAAGATATGGTAATCCTGAGCCAAGCCCCGAGAGGGGAAGGTGCAACGACTATTCCGCGAGGAAGTACACCCAAGTGGGTGGAAGCGCCAGGCACTGCATATAGCGGTGATGATATAGTCTCATCTCATGTGAAAGCATGAGCAGTCGAAAGACGGTCTAAGATTAACGACCTTAGGCGAAGAAGCCATGTAGTCCGTATGGCGAATACCGCGTTGTATTGAACCGCGAGTTAGCAACAGACCATGCTCTGCTAGTTGACCCGTCTATGTTTAAAACAGCGGTACTACGTCCGTTCGCTAGAACGCTGCTTGCAGCCACAGGCGACTCTGACAAGCACAGTATCGTCGGCGAATATTCATGTAAGCACATGAACTTTGGCGATTCAGTCAAGATCACAGGTCTTTCATAAGACCTAACGAGATGAGGCCCACCCTCGTCACTTTAACCAGGTTTCTGCTCTCCTTACCTGGCGACTTGGGTGGGTCTCTTTTTATTTATCAAGGAGACAATAATGGATAAGAATAAGGTCAATCTAATAGACCCTGATGTCAACTTCATCCAAGACAATGATCGAGTGATGCGAGAGCACTCGCAGAACATATCAAAAGCTTTCTTAGATGATCTAAAAGACACCCGAAATCAAACGAGCAATGTCCCCTCAGGAGATTTCTTACGTGTAGCCTCAATACCTACTGTAGTGGCAGAGAAGTGGATGCGCGAAGGATTTAACCTTTGGGAAGCATCAGGCTCAGAAATAGTAAAACGGCTTAAAAACGAAAACCTTGACTACTTTTTAGCTACCGACAAAAGGATCTAATTGATGGCAAAACGCGGTTTATATTCCAACATTGCTGCAAAACGTAATCGCATTAAAGCTGGCAGTGGCGAGAAGATGCGGAAAAAGGGCGCTAAAGGCGCTCCTACTAATGCCGCATTTCGTAAAGCAGCAAAAACAGCAAAGAAGAGATAACAAATGAACAAAGGTGAACTCAGGGCGCACTTCCTGGCCCTTCTAAATAGGACGGACTGTAGCAATACCCTGGCTGATACCTTTATCGAT